AGCTTGGACGGAGAAAAACGTTAACTTCGTCGCCGCCGCAAACGGCAAGTATCTCGTTGCTGGAAACGCAACTGTTACCGACCCCTCCCCGGTGCAAGGGTTGACGTTCACGATTCTTATTCGCTCGGGGATCGCAGTTATTGGCGGCGTAAATTTCGGGGTTCAAGGGACGGTGATTGTCCGAACCTACAATGCTGGCGCTTGGCGAAACGCGGTTATGAACGAGATTCTATCCGTCAAGAATTTCGGGGCGAAAGGAGACGGGCGTGTTATTTATGACGCCATTTTCTCCAACGGTAGCACCGCGTTTTCCACGGCAACCGGCAATCTTACCGCCGCCGACGTTGGCCGGACGGTTGCCTTACAACTCACTCCATCGACTCGACAAATCACCACGATTGCGAGTGTCACCAATGCAACAACGGCGGTGTTGGCCGACGCTGCGACCGGCGCGAACGATAAGACTTATGCACAAGGGCGTCTGTCGTTTTCAGCTTCCCCGGCAAATAACGATACTGTGACCATTGGGGCCACGGTTTACACTTTCAAAACCACGCTTTCCGGTGCGGCTTACGAGGTTCTTATCGGCGCATCCCGCACAACCGCCTGCGCGAATCTCGTCGGGGCAATAAACGCGGCTAGCACGGGGGGACAATCGGCAGGAACGACCTACGGGACCGGCACCGTGATTCACCCCACCGTCACCGCCACCCTTGCGGGCGCTACCACTACGGCGAGCGGCGCGGTTTATCTCACCGCCAAATCCGCCGGCACCGGAGGCAACGCGATTGCCACAACGGAAACGTCCGCGAACGCGGCGTTTGAATCGGCGACGTTAACCGGGGGGCTTGACGGCTCAATCTGTGTTATCGGCACGGACGACACCGTTGCGATTCAGGCCGCGCTTGACGCTTGCTCCGCAACCGGAGGCGGGACGGTGCGTTTCGGAACCGGAATATATATGATTGCCGGTTCAGTTGACGCCAGCGGCGGAAGCTCGGGAACCAACTCAGTATTGCGCATTCCGTCCGGCGTTAAACCTGCGGCGAACATGGCGATTACAATGGAAGGCGTGGGGCAACCGAACATGGCCCCTTGGAACCTTCGCCCTCAGCACAACACTCCGAACGGTCAAAAAATCGCCGAGTTTGGGACTGTGCTTTATTGCCCCGTTTCCGCCGCGACTGGTGGCATAGCTGGAAACTTCCCCGCGTTGTTTTCGGCGGTTCGTTGGGACTATCCCTCGGGCTCCGTTTCAAATTTCCGCACCGTTTCGCTTGTTGTCCGAAATATGAGTGTTACGCTGAAAGCGAACCCAAGCCTTACCGCTTTCCAGTGCCGCCGCGTCTCGAATTTCCTAATGGAGAACGTGAGCATTGATGTGGATTATTATCCGACCTTGCTACCCAATCCGACGACGGGAGCGAGCTATGGCGTAATTGCCCCCGGTGGATCAAATGACGTGCTGAACGTGATGAAAAACGTTTTGATTCAGGGGTTCTTCCATGGGTTGGAAGGGGGAGAACACGCTTACTACGAAAACATTCACCTGCGGCTTTGTGTATATGCTTTGACCTTCTCGGATTCTCCGCACTCGCAAGTTGTGAAGCACGCGATAATCGAGGAGTGCGCTTACGGTGTATATGGTGCGAGTGCGATTGAGGGAGCTGGGGCAGTCCCGGTGTTCCTTAGTGATTTTGAATACGAGATGCTGGGTAATGACCTCAATGTCTACACGCCCGCCGTCGCTTGGGCGCAAGCAGTCGCCTCCCTTTACGATACCGGAAACCGCTTGGCGGGTGTATATTCATTCCATCAAGGGATCGTGGATTCGAGTGTTGGCGGTGTAATAACGGCGGTAAACGCGGCCCTGATTTCGGGCGGAACTGGTTTGAGAGTTATCAACTTGGCAACACCTTGGACTGAATCCGCATTGCGCGTCACCGGTTCCGTAATGGTTGGTTCGGGAAATCCGCCGCTCAACACGTTACATGTCACCGGAGCGGACGTTGCCGCCGCAACTGTCAAGGTTTCAACAAGTGACCAATCCGGCGGAAGTGTAGCCCTAGGCGATGGGGCAAGCTCCAATAAAAACGTTGGCATTCAACGCGGGACTTCCGCCGGAGCAGAGGGCGGCGGCAATTGGCTAAATTTAGAAGGTTACGACGGTATTAACCTTTTGCAAGGTGCCGCCGCGTTTGGGTCAAAAAACCGCGTTTTGAGCGCCACCGTGAACGGCATTACGTTTTATTACAGGCCTATCTTGGCCGGTGCCGCGCCAGCATCCTCAACCGCCGGAGGCACGCAATGGGCGATAGCGGTTGATGCAAATTATATCTACGTTTGCACCGCGTTGAACACTTGGAAGCGTGCAGCGTTAAGCGCATACTAAAAATTGTTTTTGTTTCCTCTCAGCCCCGCCCCTAAAAAGGCGGGGCTTTTTTGTGGCCTAGTGCATCGGATTTTGTCAGGGGTGGGGCATGAGAAAAATCCCGGTCCTCTGCGTCGTCCTTTTCCTTTTTGCGGGGTGTGCGTCCCAGGGTGGGGGTTGGAACCCCCTCAAGGCTTGGTTTGGCCGGAAAGCGGCGGCGGAGGCCCGCACGGAGGCCAAGGTTGACAAGGCGGAGGACGCCACGGTCAAGGCCGCGCAAAAGGAGGTGGAAAAGGCCAAGGTTGCCGTTGGAGTGGCGTCCACCGAACACCCCGAGAGCCGGTCCGTGGAAGTGGCCAAGCGAACCATTGGGAACGCCTCCAACCTGCTCAACCAACGCTCACCTCTCACCGTTGCCGAGTTGGAGGAAGCCGTTGCCACCGCCAACGGGCTCCTTTCGGTGGAGACCGCCAAGCGTGAGGACGCGGAGAAACGCCAAGCGGCAACGGAGAGGGAAAACCGGAGCATGTCCGAGGAACTTGGAGCCCTTCGCGCGAAGCTCGCGGACATTGGCGAACAGAGAAAGGCGGAGGCGGCGGCGAATTTGGAGACCGCCAACGAACTCCGAGCGGCAAACCTCCGCTCTTGGGGCCTCGGGGCTCTCAACGTGGTTCTCGCAGTGGGGGTGTTCGCCTACCGCGCCAACTTCCTCGGCTTGGCCACCAAGGTTGCCGGTGGGCTTGCGGACTTGGAGAAGTCCAAGGGACCGGAAACGGCGGACCTCGCGCGCGGGGCCTTGGACGTGGCCTTGGACACCGGAGAAAAAACCAAGATTTTCGCCGCTCTTTCCAGGATCGCCCCCGCAATCGCTCACCGCGTTTCCACCTCCTAACATGCCGCCCGCCGCAAAAGATTCCTCCAACTCCGCCCTTGGGTGGAAAATCGCCATGGGGCTCGTTATGCTCCTCCAAACGGTCCTCACCGCCGTTGCGTTTCGCACTTACGACGCCGTTGCGGACCTCAAGACCGCCAAGGTTGAAACCACCGTCATGGTGCAAAACGTGATTCTCCCCACGCTCGCAAAACACGAAACGGCGATTGAAAGCTTGCGCAACAAGACTTCCGGGCCGGTTGTAGTCACCAAGTGAATACGTCTCTCTCCGAGGCAATCAAAGAGGCTTACGCGGTCTCCCCCTCCAACGTCGTCATTTTGGAAACGTTAGAGATTTCGCACCCGTCAATCGGTGGAACCCTCTACTTGGTGAAAAACCGGGAGGACCTCACCTTGACCCTTGAGGACGAGACGGAGCAACTTTTTGAGGCGGTGCCCTTCCGTATCTCCCTTCCCGCCGCTGGGGACAACGGAATCCAGTCCCTCACGCTCGCAATCGACAACGTTGACCGCCGCGTCTCGGACTTCCTCAACACCGCCAAGGACTACAAAGACCCCGTGGTCCTCAAATACCGGACGTATTTGTCCACAGACTACACCACGCCCCAAAATGATCCGCCCTTGGTTCTCTACCTCACGGACGTAATTGTCACCCTGTTTGAGGTCTCGGGCAAAGCGAACTTTGCCGACATTCTCAACAAGACTTTCCCGAGCGAACTTTACACCCGTGCGCGCTTCCCCTCCATCGGCAATTAAGCCGCATTGGGCGGCAAAGTATCTCGGGAAAAAGTGGGTTTCCGGGGCGCGGGGTCCGGACACCTTTGATTGCTGGGGCCTCCTTTGGTGGGTGAAGCGTGAGGAGTTCGGACAGGTCATTCCCGAGTATCCAGGTGTCAACGCGCGCGATTTCCTCAAGGTTTGCCGCATGATTGATGCCGGGGCCTCCAATGGGGAGTGGGTCCGCCTAGAATCGCCCCGGGAGGGGTGCGCGGTGGGAATGTCCAAGCGTGGAGACGGGCGATTCCACCACGTGGGGGTTTACGCCGAGGCGGACGGCGGATTGATCGTCCACGCCACGGACGGCGGCAACGTCGTTGCTCAACCGGTTTCGGCCTTGAGGCTTCACGGGTTCGGGCGCATTGAATTCTTTGAGTATGGCGCATATTGTTGAAATTTCCAACCCGTTTGACCCGCTCAAGGACACCCGCTCTTACGAGGTGGCGGGTGGGGCTTTCACCATTCGCGGTTGGCTTGAGGCGACTTACCCGGGCTTCGTGGAGTTTGACCGCCCTACCCTTTGCTTGGTGAACGGATACGCCAAGAAGCGGGAGGAATGGGACTCCTATACGATCCGAGAAAATGACGTGGTGAACTTTGTAGTTCTCCCCGGACTACAAGCCCTTGTTTACGTCTTTTACGCCCTCCTTGTTATCTCCGTCGTTTATAGCGTTTACATGCTTGCGACGATGCCGAAGCCGCAAACGCCGGGGCAATTGCCGGAGGCGGACCCCACCTACGACCTCCGGGGCCAAACCAACCAACTCAAGTTGGGCGTCCCGATTGAGGTCCCTTATGGGAAATGCCGCCTTTGGCCAACCTACGCCGCCCGCCCTTACAACGTTTTTGCGAGCAACGAACAATTCCAGTTCTCTCTTTTCTGCGTGGGGCAAGGCTCGTATCAGGTGGACGAATACCGGATTGAGGACACCCCGCTTGCCAACTTTGAGGACATAACCTCGGCTCTCTACAATCCGGGGGAACAAGCGGTCTTGTTCCCGGACAACGTTGTCACCTCGGTTGAGGTGGGCGGAATTGAGCTTTTTGGCCCCAACGAGGCGGAATACTCGGGGGCGAGCGGACCTTACAACGCCAACCCCACCGGAACCCTCTGTAACCGCTTGGAGGTGGATATTTCCCTCCCGCTTGGCCTCTACTACGCGAACGATTCCGGAGGCTTGGACAACCGCACCGTGACCGCCCTTTTTGAGTATCGGCAAATTGACAACGCGGGCACACCCATTGAGGGTTGGGTGACTCTTTCGTCTTTCAGCAAGACCATGAAGACGAACACCCCGCAACGCTTCACGGTGTTCAAAGACGTTCCCCAAGGGCGCTACCAGGTGCGAGGGGTCCGCACCAACAACAAGGACACCAACGCCCGCGCGGCCAACACCCTTAGTTGGGTTGCCCTTCGTGCTTTCCTGCCCTCTACAAAGGATTATGGGGACGTAACGCTCTTTGCCCTCAAGGCCCGCGCCTCCAACAATCTTAATGACCGGGCAAGCGCCCGCGTGAACCTATACGCCACGCGGAAACTCCCCACCTACGTTGATGGCGAATGGACGGACCCGGTTGCCACTCGCAACCCGGTTTGGGCCTTTTGCGACGTGTTCCGTTCCGCCTACGGTGCCCGGCTCGCGGACGAGTTCTTGGACATGGAAACCCTTGTCCCCCTCGCCGCCTACTACGAGGAAAACGAGATTTATTTTGATTTCGTCTTTGACCAAAGAATCACCGTTTGGGACGCGGCAAAGACCATTGCTCGTGCGGGCCGGGCAATCCCGATGCTTGTAGGATCGCGGGTGACCATGGTTCGCGAACAACCCAAGACCCTGCCCACGGCGGTTTTTAACCCGGAGAACATTGTTGAAAATTCCTTCACGTGGGAAATTAAACTCCCCGGGGTGGACGAATTTGATGGGGTGGAGATTGAATACACGGACCCCGATTCGTGGAAAACCGAAACGGTCAAATGCCTTGTGGGAGACGACGCCGGGGATCGGTGCGAAACGATCCGCCTCCCGGGCGTGACAAGCCGGACAATCGCTTATCGGGAGGGAATGTATATCCGCTCCGTCCGGAAGCTCGTGCGGGAAAATATCAAATTCAAGACCGGCCTTGAGGGTCATATCCCGTCTTACGGGGACCTCATTGGTGTTGGCCATGACCTCCCCCGTTGGAGTCAAGGCGGGCTCTTGCTCGCGATTGACGGGCTTTCCCTCACCCTCTCCGAGCCGGTCACCTTTGGCGTTGGAACGCATGTAATCGCCTTCCGCACCAAGTCCGGCGGGCTCTCCGGTCCGCACACCGTCACCGCCGGAGCGGACGCTTTTCACGTCACCCTTGCCGCTCCGGTGGACGGGTCCCAATTCTATTTTGATAATCGGAATGAACCCCCGATTTTCCTCTTTGGGGCCTCGGCGGAGTGGTCCAAGTATTGCGTTGTCGTTGGCCTTGAGCCCGGAGACGACGACACGGTTGAAGTCAAGGCGGTTGCCTACGTGCCGGACGTGTTCGCCTTTGACGCCGCCACCGCCCCCGCAATCGGCTCCGGTTCGGTCCCGAGCGGGGTTCCGGACCTCCCCACCGTCACGGGCCTTTTGGTCACGGAGGTTGTGGGCACAACCAACCAGGTCCTTGCCAGTTGGAAC